TCAGGATCTCAGCCTGTGAGGATGACGGCGCAGACCCAGTACCCTACGACTCGTTCCACATCGCGCCCGACTGGCTGGCGGACAAGGAGTGGGTCGACCAGATGCGCATGGAGTGGGGCGTGGATTCGCCGCTCTGGTCAGCCTATGTGCTGGGTAAGTTCCCCGAGCAGAGCCTTGAGCGTCGCTTCGTTACGAAGGGGATGCTGGTCGCAGCCCTCGATGCAGAGCTCGGCGAAGTGACGAGCGCGAGCCAGTTGCATCTCGGCGTGGATGTCGCGCGCCAAGGAAGCGACGAGTCGGTGGCGACGCTCTGGGCTAACGGCGTGCTGAAGGAGCAGATCGCGTGGCGGTTGCCTGACCTCATGGCGACGGCGAACAAGATCGTCGAGCTCGCCAAGACTTGGGGATACAAGGGCGAGATGATCCCAGCCCGCAACATCCATATCGACTCGGTCGGCATGGGTGCCGGCGTGCTGGATCGCCTGAAGCAACTCGGGTTCTATGTGGACGGCGTGGACTTCGGCTCTGCTGCGAAGTACGACTGGAAGGAGATCACGGGCCAGATGATCTTCTCGGATCGCAAGAGCGAGTTGCACTGGGTCGCCAAGCGTCTCCTCGAAGAGCGCAAGGTCAAGATCCCCGAGAAGTACAACGAGTTGTGGCGGCAGTCGCAGTGGGCGAGGTACGAGTTCGAGGACAGCGCGAAGGGCACGCGGATCGCGTTGCATCGTGACGATGGCAAGGATGGCCTGCGCGAGCGTTACGGTCGAAGCCCTGACCAGTGGGACTCGGCTATCATCGGCCTCTCGCGTGGCGCGTCGAACAAGCCGGGCTTCGCTGTGATGCCGCGCGGAGGTCTCTCGGTGCTAAGACGAGGAAGGTGACGAGTGGTAGTGAACTTGCAGAACGGCGACTGCATCGAGGTGATGCGCTCGATGCCAGACAACTCGGTCGATGCGGTGGTGACCGACCCACCGTATGGCCTGAGCTTCATGGGTAAGAAGTGGGACTACGATGTCCCGAGCGAGGAAGTGTGGCGTGAGTGCCTTCGTGTGTTGAAGCCGGGCGGTCATCTGCTGGCGTTCGCCGGCACGAGGACTCAGCATCGGATGGCCTGCAGGATTGAGGACGCGGGCTTCGAGATCCGCGACATGATCGCGTGGGTGTATGGTTCGGGCTTCCCGAAGTCGCTGGATGTGTCAAAGGCGATCGACAAGAGCAACGGAGACCCCAACAGATTGCACAAGTTCACAGCTTGGATGCGATCAACTGGTTTGACAGCGCGCCAACTAGATGAACTAACTGGTACGAATATGGGAGGCCACTATCTCACTAAGGCCAGCCAGCCAGCTATTCCGACACCAGAACTATGGGAAGTCATCAGGCCGCAATGCCGAGATGTCCCTTCGTGGGTCGATGAACTTGTAGAGAGGATCCAAGCCGAGCGCAAGGTGGTGGGGCAGTCGCGGATCGTTCCCGACGCCAAGGTTACAAGGCCACATTTTGCCGCCATTGCTGGTGACGGCAGCGCATCCCGTGAATACTTTGACACCACCCCCACAACTCCAGCCGCTCGTCAATGGCAAGGCTGGGGCACCGCGCTCAAGCCAGCCCTTGAGCCGATCACGATGGCACGCAAGCCGATCGTCGGCACGGTGGCTGCGAATATCGTCGAGCATGGAACGGGCGCGCTCAATGTGGATGGGTGCAGGGTGGAAGGAGGTGAGATCTCCTCCTTTTCCGCAACAACAAAACGCCGAGGCGGGATCATGGGTGCATCTGAGAAATCTGGAAAATGGGAGCCTCGTCACTCTGGCCGCTGGCCGGCGAACCTGATCCACGACGACGGCGACGATGTGCAGCAAGTCCTAGGTGATGCGTCTCGCTTCTTCTACTGCCCGAAGGCGAGCAGCAGTGACAGAGGCGAGAAGAACATTCACCCGACCGTGAAGCCTACTGACTTGATGCGCTACCTCTGTCGCTTGGTGACTCAGCCCGCCGGCGTTGTGCTCGATCCGTTCATGGGTAGCGGCTCGACGGGCAAGGCCGCAGTACTAGAAGGTTTCAGCTTCGTTGGCATCGAGCGCGACCCTCAATACTTCGAGATCGCCAAGCGCAGAGTGCAGCCACCGAAGGAGTCATCGGGCGTGGGCCAGTCGCAACTTTGGTAGTCTCGCCCGCGTGTCCGCAGACCGTGAATCTGGCAGCGCGTGCACGCCCGATGATTCACGCACGAGGGCGCGATGAGAAACCCGACGACACCCGACCACTTCCTGCTACCGCATCTGCTTCTGGTCGATGCCGGCGATGCGGATCAACTGAGTCCGAACCAGTTGTTCACGCTCGTGGAGCGCGGCTGGATCATCTTCGGCGTGTGCGGTGACCCAGAGGGTGGCATCATTCTTTCGACGACTTTGACTCGGCTCGGTGAGCGGGAGGCCGAGTTGTACCGAAAGAGGATCGGACTACCTCCTCCAGCGCACGACGAATGAGGACGCTGGGCTTGATGCGGTGATTCGTGGCGATAGCGAACAGCGCACTGTAGGTAGACTTGTGAAGTCTTGCCGTGACGACGACGAGAGCGTCCCCAGCTTTGGCTGATGAACTCTCAAGCATACGACCGCGGCGAGGCTTCGGCACTGTGGGAGGATGATAACCGTGAGCAGCAAGCGTAGACCGTCTCCGTTCAAGCGTATGCCCGGCACTGGCCTCACCTTTGAGAAGGTCGAGAGCACGGGCATCGGGAAGTCGATGGACTCGTTGCTTCGCCAGATCGGCCTCGCGCGTAGCACACCCGGCGGGCGTGACGAGGTCGAGGATCCGTTGTCGGATTCGTGGGTCGTGTACGCGTGCGTGCAGGCGTTGACCGAGGCCGTGCGTCAGGTGCCGATCTGCATCTGGGAATCGACCGACGAGGACGCGCAGGAAGTTGGCGAAGAGCATCCGATCCGCAAGCTGTTCGAGATGCCGAACCCTGACATGGGTCTGCCTGACTTGCTGGCCGCTGGCATGACTCACCGCAAACTCAGCGGTGAGGACTGGTGGTTCCTCATGGACTCCGAGGGCAAGCCGATCTCCCCGAGCGTGGATGCTCGGGCACCGATCCCGCTGCCCACGGTCATCGTGCCCGTGATCGGTGACATCGTTGAGGACGCACGCGACCAGTACACGGGTCGCATCACCGCCGTGCAGTACGCGGCGAACGGCGCGGTGCCGCCGACCTTCCCCGTTGCATCGACCGTTCACTTCTACGACTACAACCCCGGCGACCCGATGCGTGGCCTGTCGCCTCTTGAGGCCGCGCTGCGTGTGATCTCGGTCGGCTTCCAAGCCGAGCGTTATCAGGAAGCCGTGATGCGTGGCGGTGGCCCCGGCGCGTTCTTGAACTACGAGGACGGGATGTCGAACGAGGAGGAGTACCGCCTCCAAGAATCGGTGAACGAGGCCGTCAAGGATCCCGATGTGGTCGGCGGCTTCAAGGTCGTGACGGGCAAGGTGAACATCGTCCCGAACCCCGCCACGCCGAAGGACATGATGCAGCGCGAGACCCTCAACTGGGTGCGCGATACGGTGTGCTCGATCCTTCAGGTGCCGCCGCCGGTCATCGGCAACTACGACACGGCGACCTACAACAATGTCACCGAGGCGTACCGCCAGTTCTGGCAAGGCGTGAAGGGCTACCTCGACAGCGTGGCCGAGAAGATCAACAGCCACCTGTTGTCGCGCCTCGAAGACCCGCGGCTCGCCGGCTGTTACATCAGCTTCGACTTCTCAGGCATCACCGCGCTGCAAGAAGACCACTCGGCCAAGTTCAAGTTGGCTGCGGAGCTCGCGGCCTATGGCGTGGGCTTGAGCTTCAATGACTCGGCCAAGATGCTGGGCCTTGAAGTTGAGACCGTCGAGTCGGCCAACACGGTGTTCACGCCGATGAGCAACCAAGTGTTCGCGGTCAACGACACGAACACAGGCGAAGACACGAGCGTCCAGCCTCAGACCGTCGTGCCGGCGGCACCGACCGCGCCGACCGAGGAACCGTCTACGGCGGCTCCTGCTGCATCGGCTGGCTTGAACGGCGCACAGGTCGAGTCGCTGCTCCTGATCATCACTCAAGTGGCTCAGGGCTCGCTATCGCAGTCCAGCGGTGCGGCCCTTATCAACGCGGCGTTCCCGAGCATCTCGATCGCCCAAGCGAACCAGATCCTCGGCGGTGCTTCGGCGACGATGCAGCCCGTGGCCGAGGCCACGAAGAGCCACGCGTCCAAGCGATTCGATACGCGTGAGGAGCGCATCGCGTTCGCGGAGTCGATCTACAAGAAGACGCTGGATGCAGCCGAGCGTCGGCTGGCCGCGGATGTCCTGACTTGGTTCCGCCGTTACGAGCGCGCGCAAAAGGCCAAGCTGCGTGAGTTCGCGGAGGCTGGCCCGACGGCTCAGAAGTCGATCACCACGAAGGCGTGGACTGAGCGCGATGTTGAGCTGTACCTCCTGCTGAACAAGGAGGAGTGGGAGCGTCAACTCGACGAGCTCATCTCGGCGAACATCACGGCGACTTGGCGTGACGGCTTGGCCGATACCGCCGAGCTCATCGGTGGCGTGCAGCTAGAAGTCACCGACCCGCGCATCGTGCGCATGATCGCGGAGCAGCGCGCGCAGATCGTCGAGGGCGTGAACTCGCGGCTAGCCGCCGAGATCCGCGACAAGATGATGGTCACCCTGAGCTCTCCGACGACCACGAGCGAGATCGCCAGCAGCATCAACGAGGTGTTGCCCGAGCTCGACGAAGACTTGGCCTCGGTCTTTGGGTCGAAGGAATCGCGTGCGCTCACGATCGCGCGCACAGAGACTGGCAAGGCGTATAACAGCGCGGCGTTCCAAGAGTACGAGAGCGCGGGAGTCACGAAGATCCAGTGGGTGTCGTCGAACGATGCCACCACTCGTCCTTCGCATCTCGCACTCGACGGCGAGATTCGGAAGCCCGGCGAGGCGTTCGCGCCGAACCTGCGGTTCCCGAACGACCCGCAAGGTGCGCCCGAAGAGACCATCAACTGCCGCTGCGTGCTGGCACCTCTGGACTAACACATGGACATCCTGATCAAGAACAGCGAAGTCGCGCAGCTTGCCGCACGAATCCTGAACGGCATCGCCACGGATTCGGAGTTGGCCGGCGCGAAGCTCGATGACATCTACGCGATCAAGACGGACACGAGCGCGATCCATGTGCGCGGCGTGGCTGCGCCCGTGATCAAAATGGACGACGGCTCGCGCACTCGTCGCTTCATCGCATCGGACGAGACGCAAGACCGCATGGGCGACATCATCCGCGTGCGTGGGTGGAAGTTCGACCAGTTCAAGGCCAACCCCGTCGCGCTCTGGGGCCACGACTCGGACAGCTTCCCGATCGGTCGCGTGCACGACTGGACAATGGAGAACGAGAGCGGTCGGCCCGTACTTCGTGAGTCGATCTCTTACTTCACCGAGCAAGCCAACCCCGTCAGCGAGGCCGTGCTTCGGATGATCGACGAGGGTGGCCTGCGTGCCGTGAGCGTTGGCTTCGTGCCGACTCGCGCCTACAAGCCGAAGAACGAAGCCGAGCGCAAGGAGCTCGGGCTCGGCCCTTACGGCGTGCTGTACGAGGAGCAGCAGCAACTTGAGCTCTCGAACTGCACCATTCCCGCCAACCCGAACGCTCTGCTCTCGAAGGGCGCGAGCGAGCCGATCGTGGCCGCGATGGATGACATGGTCAAGCGTGGCGCGATCGGTCGTGCGCTCGCCGACCAGCTTCTGCGTAGCGTCGCCAGCATCACGCCGGCGCGTCGTTCGTTCGCGTTGGGCGCGGTGGTCAAGGTCGATCAGGCCGAGCTCGACGCGACCTACTCGGCGTGGCGCGAGTCGGTGAACATGAGCGCGTCGGAGCTCAAGGCGTGGGACGAGAACGAGTGCAGCCGCAAAGCGAGCGTCGATGCCGACGCGGTGATCAAGCGCAACCTGCGCTTGCTGGAGACCGCGAAGGAGAACTGGGACGCTGACCTCATCGAGGACGCGAAGCGCACCATCTCGTTCGTTGCCCGCATGAAGAACATGGAGCAGGGTGAGCCAGTCAGCGAGGCGTGCCCCATCTCGAAGCGTGACATCTCGCTGAAGAACTGGGCCTACGATCCGATGAAGAAGAGCACCAAGAGCGACGCACCCGTGACCGCAGCCGACCCGCTACAAGAGTGCGTGTCGTCGAAGATCCCCAAGCTCATTGAGGAGCATCCCGAGTGGAAGATCGACCAAGTGGTCGCGGTCGCTTACTCGATGTGCCGTGAGGGCACGGCCTCGGCGGACAAGAGCGCGTGCGGTTGTGGCACGAAGACGAAGGCCGCGCCTGATGAACTGAAGGTCGGCGACTTCGTGACATGGGATTCGAGCGGCGGCATGGCCGTGGGCGAGATCGTGGACATCGAGACGAACGGCAAGATCGAGGTGCCGAACTCGGACTTCTCGGTCGAGGGCACGAGCGAAGACCCTGCTGCCATGATCAAGATCTACAAGGAGATGGAGGGCGGCGAGTACGAGGAGACGGATGTCTTCGTAGCTCACAAGTTCTCGACCTTGACGAAGATGGAAGTGGAGACGGAGACGGAAGTCGAAGTCGAAGAGAGCATGATGGAGGAGAAGCCCGAAGGCGAAGAGATGAGCAAGAAGCTCACCGCGCTGGACAAGAGGCTATCTGATCTCATGATTGCACTGGAGTCGCTGGAGAAGCGTCTCGATCAAGCCGACATCGCCAAGGCGGTGACGGTGCAACACGAACAGGCGACCGCTCTGCGGTCGTCGAAAAGCGTAGACGC